GCAAAACATACGGCGTCATAGATGTAATCCGACACCAATGGGCTGTTTTCTTCGTAGTACGCAACGGAAAGAACGGCATATGCGAAAGCCAGTTTTTCAGTAGGCTGCGTCTCTATGGGAAGACCCGCATCCTCCCACTCCATATAATCCCATTTATTCATTCTTCGTCGGCTCCTCCAGTGAACAGCTCGATCATCCCAAGGACCATGCCGAGCATAGTCTGGGAGATGGCAAGGGTAAGCCCCAACACCACGCCGACGCCGACGATGATGAAGGGAGCGATAAGGCCACACAAAGCGGCTAGCTTGAGTGTGTCCATGATCATTGAGAAGCCAGTCCAAGCAGGGCTAGGCCAAACATCAGACCGATAAGTACCAGCATGGAAATTTGGGGCGCATCCATCATAGAATATCCTCGCCCTTGATAAGGTTGATCCTCATTTCTGCGTAACGGATCACCTTCTGTAAATCGATGATAGCGCTCTCTTCGGAGGTTTTGCCTTCGTAGGTTTTGTGTCCTGCTCGCAGGCAATATTTCACGATATTCCCACTCGCAAAGTCTAGGTTATTCACCATCGTGAATGTTACAGGTTCGATTTTGTATCGAACGTAATGGGACGGCTTCTTTACGATTTCGGCGGTGTCCATAGTAACACTCCTTCTGAATGGTTAAAGTCGGTGTTGCGGAGGATGCGTGCGCATCGAGCCTGCTGTAGAGCGTCTTCTTCGGTTAACGCTTTGGCTTCATAGGCGCGGACAACACGGGGCCAGAGTTCATCGATGGTTAGGTTACCCACGGGTCCGAGGATGTCCGAAGCTCTCTTGGGACCAACACCGGGACAGCCCTTGTAGCCATCGGTGGTGTCGCCTGTGAGGGTCTGGAACATGAACCACCAGTCGGCCACTTCCTCTACGTTTTCGTAAACAAAGCGCTCATCGTTAGACCACAGCCGCGCTGGGATCGTCTTCATGTCTTTGTCTGCGGAGTAGATGAAGGTATCGCTTGGGGCGTTCGTCGCCATGATCCCGAGAACGTCGTCGCCCTCAAGACTGTCGATCATCTGAACCTCATAGACTTCCTTGGCCCACTCTTTAAGACGACCAAGGTGCATAGGCTTGCGGATGCCAGAGCGATTACCTTTATAGGTCTCTAGGACCGACTTGCGGAAGTTCTTGCGGCCAGTGAAGGCCAGCACGGCTTTCCAAGCTTCGGTGGCCTCGATGATGGCTTGGATAGCCTCCGCGAACTTCACCTTTACTTCCTTGAAGTCCGAGTGGAGGGTCCAGACATCATCGTCCCATTCCCACTCGACTTCAGCTTGGGAACACACTTGGTAGGCGGTGATGTCTGCGTCGATAAGAACAATCTCAGTCATCTGTTTCAACTCCTTTCAGCCAGTAGCCGACCGCTAATATTTCGTTAGCGGTGGCACTCTGTTTGATCGTGTTAGCCATGGTGCTGATCCATATTACGTTTCCGGGGACGTACCCTTTAGCAGGAATAATACGATCTAATGATGGCTGGTGTTTGTCACGGGGGTCCGGGTGGGGCTTACTCTTGCGGTCGAAGGGTTTTCTAAGCTCAGTGTCAAACACAGGGCAATACCCAGTCCAGATTCTCTCTAGGTATTCCTCCGTAAGGTCAAAGGGGATACCTTTTCTTTTGGATCGACCCTTAAGATATCTAGCCTTCTCCTTGAAGGGACGCTCAAGATTTTTTAGATAACTGGTGCTAAGTGTAGGACTGTCCCCTTTGCAGGAATGATCAGTCATCAACACACCCCTCAGTCAGGACCGCCCAAGACACAGGAGCCACGCCAGACATCTGACGATAGATATCCCGAGCTATTACGCCCGACTCTGGCTGCGCATCTTTAGATATACGTAGTGTACAGACACGGGCAAATGCTGCCAAAGAGCCAGTCCAGAACCATTCGGTCATCATGGACTGCGGGAGAACCATACGGGCTTGCTCCGGGGCCACACCTTTCTTCAGAAGATGATAGTACGCAGCCGTAGATGCCCGGATCACGTCTTCGTGGTAGGCGTTGCAGTAGCCCTGATCATCAACCACTCCTGTGCTGCCTTGCTTGGCATTCGCAGGTGCTCCCCGCCATTCCTCTGGTGCGTGGAATAGTGGGTCTTCGGAGACGTAGCGTCTGCTCACCTCGTTCTCAGTCAGGCCTTGCTTGTGCTTGAACAACTGCCGAGCCACAAAGATAGGTGCCTGTACCCTGAACGTCGCCGTTACGTGGCTGAAAGGCGTCCAGTGGTTGTGTCGGGCAAGGTAAGAAATCAGCTTGGTGTCACGCTCAGAAAACTCAGAAACTTCCTTAGCAAATGACACGCGAGCAGCATTAACAACGGTGAGGTCGTTACCCATACTATCTATGAGTTCAGCGTACATATTTTTCGAACTCCTGATAGCCGCCGATGTGATTTCCATCAACGAAGATTTGTGGGACTGTTTTGAGGTTTTCGATCTCAAACCAGTGCTTGAGGTCTGCATTAGATTTCGCATCTAGGTCTCGATAGGAGACTTTATCCGCTACTTCCCGTGCCAGCTTTCGAGACTTGCGACACCACGTACAGTTTTTGCGGCCAATGATAACAACATCCATTATAAATTCTCCTTATGAAAGGCGATCAGCCACTGCTTAGTGATGCCAGAGCGCACTACATCATCGAGCGTCAACGACACAGGTTCGCAACCAATGTCGTACTTCTCAGCGATGCGGATGAGTTGGGATAGGCCGCTATCTTTGCGGTCGGATTGGGCGATGTCGCCGTCGATAACTAGCTGGGTCTCTTCCCCAATACGGGTGACCAGCATCTTTAGTTCTTCGATGTCGCAATTCTGTGCCTCATCGAGGATAACAAAGGCGTCCTTAAATGTTCGGCCCCGCATGGTTTCCAGCGGTGCCACTTCAATTTTCCCTGACTTAATCGCATGCTCAACATAGGATTTCCCAAGTCTTGCATTGAGTGGTTCGATCAGGGGGATCATCCACGGCATTGTTTTCTCTAGCTGGTCTCCGGGCAGGAAACCCATAGACCGCCCTACGGAAACCATAGGCCGACATAAGATGATCTGCTTGACCCTGCCCTCACGAAGCCAATCAGCGGCCATAACTGCAGGGATGTAGGACTTACCTGTACCTGCTGGACCACTGACAACAACTTGCTGGTTATCCTTGATTGCCCGGATGAGCCTTAGCTGGCCGTCTGTTTTTGCCAATAGTGGGGTTGGTTGCTCTCTTGGCTTTGGGACTGCGTTTACTTGGAGGCGTTGCTCGCGCATCTGCCTGTGGTGATCCTTGGCTTGCTTCTTTCTCAGTCGCTTCTGGAGGCGTTGATCCGCCCTTGTATTCGCCACAGATATAATCTCCGGGGGTGGTTATAGGTGAGGGATAGCGCTGGCACCGCGAACCCATCACAGGGTGCGTCCGCCAGTAGTCGCAGGTTGAACATGAGGTTTTCATTAGTGAGTCTCCGACCATGACTTTCCGACGTTGAAGTCGGTGTCTAGTTGACAACGGAATTTGAAGTGATCCTGCACAACGCGCATGGCGTCTTGACAGGCTTGGCCTACGGCCTCTGCTTCTTCAGGAGGACAGGAGAGTTGGACCTCGTCGTGAACCCAAGCGTGGAACTGAACGTCGAGACCGCGCTCTTGGAACAGCCTGTCCATTTCTAGGAGCCACTGCTTACACACCAAGGCACCAGCAGACTGAAGCAAAGTGTTCAGCGCTGCGTGAGGTGAGCGGATATGGAGCAGTCGATCATCAAGGCCTTTGAGGAATCCATCGCGGATAGACCTTGCAGTTACTGCGCCGGATACCTTGGCGATAGCGGGTATCTTTTCGAAAAACGTATCTTTCAAAGCCTTTCCGATTTTTGGTCCCTTCCCGATGATAGAGCCTATCTTTCCGTTACCTGCGCCATAGAGGAGGGCGTAGATAAAGGTCTTCGCTTGGTCTCTACTTGGTAGACCCGCCGCGTGCTGGTTGGCTGTATGGATGTCACCGTTGAGAACGATGTCAGCGTACTGCCCTTCGTCATATCGAGCGCAGAAGTGTGCTAGGCAACGGAGTTCTAACCCGCTAGCATCAGAACCCACCAGTACGCGATCAGGAGGGGCCACAAACAAGCCCCTACAGCGCTCCCCAAAAGGCGCACGGTTGCCCGGAATTTGTCCAAGATTTGGCTGTGAATGAGTCGCCCGGCCCGTGACCGCACCATTGGTAATGACACGTCCATGGATTTTTCCATTCTTCTTCACCTTTTTGAGCCAAGCCTGAGGGCCGTTGGCGAGTTGTCCGAGGCGCTTGTCCAGCGTGAAGTTCAATGCGAGTAGCTTGGCTTCAGGGTAGGGCAGCGCGTCGAGGATGGTTTCATCCACCTTCGGCTTGCCGCTGGCGGTCATCTCCTTGGGCTTCCAGCCGTGCAGGGTCATAAGGCGATCTGCGATATGGTCACGGCTGGACGGATTGAAGACGGCTTCCTTTGTCTTGTACGTCCACTCACCCTTGACGTAGCCACGGGTTTTGTTGTTCGCCTTAGGCAGGAAGGGCGTCTTGATTTCCCACGGGGGGAAGGCGGCTTGGAGGCGTTCACGGACTTCGGCTTGTTCAGCCATTAAGTCACGCAACAGTTTTTCGGCGGATTGTTCGTCGAAACAAAAGCCAGTCCTCTCTTGCCTCGCCATAAGACGGGCAACGGACTGCTCCAAGTCTAACGCTGATGCGGAATACTTCTGCGCCATGCAGTGTTCGTGCAGGGCCAAGGTGGTTTCTACGTCCTGTTGGGCATACGAAAACATTTCCTCAGAAAACTCATCGAAGCGACCTGAGTATTCGTCTTTGTGTTCCCCAATGCGGAGACCCCAAGCTTTCAGTGAGTGCGAACCAATGAGGTTCTTTGGGATGTAGTCCGGGTTTCCCTCAAGACGTGCAAAGTCTAGCTCCTTGAGGTGGCTCCAGATCAAACGGGTGTTGATCATGGTGTCCACGTCACGGGGGTCTTCTAGTCGATCCCACCAGCCCAAACATTTCTGGAGGGCTGGGAGGTCGAAGCCGAAGATGTTGTGTCCAATGAGGGACTTTGCCCCATACAATTCACGGGCCAGCGCCTCACACTCATGTGGTCGAGCGGCGAGACGTTCCCCGGTATCGAGGTTGATAGCGGTGATGATGAACAGGTCGTCTGGGTTAGATAATCCGTCCAGAAAGCCACGGGTTTCGATATCGAAGATGTATGAGTGCATTGTTACCTCGCTGGGTTAGTTGCGCTAGAGGGACTATTTTTGGAATAGGATATCCACGAAGTCTTCGTCGTGAATCCAATCGTGCAGATCGATGTATTTGTCTGCGAGTTGGTTGTAGGAGCGCTCTAACTCCACGTAATCCTCAGCCGCATCGAACATGTCTTGGTCGTACATCTCCCGAAGGCGGTCCAACTCAGCTTCAAGCTCGTTGGCGTCGTCGTAGAGTTCCAAGTTGGCGTCGTCGGCGTCGCTGAGGCTCTGGCGGAGATCGTTGATGTCCTCCAGCATACTGAAGAAGGTGACACGGAGCGCGTCCATATCGTCGCTTTGGTAGTTGTAGCTCATTTTGTTTCGCTCCTCATTTCTCGATCAAATAGTAACGAGCGTATGACTGCCCCGTTACAGGGTGTGTCCGAGCGTGGGTCTGTACGTCGAAGCCAGCTACTCGAAGGCGATGCACTGCCTTAGTCGTTGAGCCGATGTTAAGGTCAAGCATGCCCTCGCGAGAGGATACTGAGCCTTGTTTGCGGAGGTACTTCAGCAGTCGGGATGTTTCGGGTGTCATTTTTGCTTCCTCTAGAAGTCGTCGTTCGACGGATCATCAAACGATTTGGTTTCGGTAGGCGTATCACCGGAAATAAATTCCGAGAGACGCCCGGTGGTGGGGTCGTAGGTCAGTTGGCAGGTCACGCCCGTCAATCCCGCGTACCTATTTTTTAATACGCGGACCTTGGTGCGGTGCCGTTCAGCGGGGTCTTCCGCTTGCTGGTCACGCTCAAGTCCGAGGCACATGTCACTGAGCTGGGCGATGGCAGCAGAGCCACGCAGTTGCGCTAGTGTGACCATGCCGCCGTTTTCATGGGCGATACCGTCAGGGCGCTTGAGGTGGGAAACAACGATCATGCCGATGTCGAACCTAGACACGACCGTTCGAAGTCGGGTCATCAAAAGGTCGATTAATTTGCGTTCGTCATTCGTCTCTGTGCCTGAAACCACAAGCGAAACGTGATCTAACACTATCCAGCCGCAGCCGTTGGAGGCCATGAACTTGATCTTGTCGATGATGTTGTCCACGTCGGACGAACCGAAGTGGTCGTAGAGCATCAGCCGTCCGTTTCCACAGGTGGCGTCGAAGGCTTCACGCTTGGTCTCATCGTCTACTTCAGTGCCGTGGATATGCAGCGGCAGGTTACAGTGCGTCCCCATAAGGCCCAGCGCGGTACGCTTGACGCTCTCTTCTAGGAACAGACCGCCGACCTTCTCGCCGTTACTCAGCAGGTGGTACATGATCTCGCGGGTAACCTGAGACTTGCCCATGCCTGAACCAGAGGTGATGGTAACGAGTTCACCTTTGCGCATGCCATAGGTAAGAGTGTTGAGGCCTTCCCATGGGTACGGGATGGTCTCAAAGTTCTCTACTTTGGTCACCTCATCCCACAGATCAGCAGCATCGATGACGCCATCAGGTCGGTAAGGGTGGGCATCCCAGAAGCACTGGACCAGCTCTTTGGCCTTGCCGTTGACGATGGCCTCGTTGGAATCCTTCGACGGGAGGTCAGCGACGAACACCTTGCCGGGTTCGAGTAGAGGGGCCACGGTCTGCACAGCAGCACGGCCAGCATCGTCCATGTCGAAGGCCAACACGATTTTCTCAAAACTTTCGAGCCAAGTGAGTTCCTGTTGGATCACCTTGGCGGCACCTTGAGCGCCGCTTGGGAGGGACACACAGGGCCACCGACTGCCCATTGCCTGATACGCAGACAGGGCATCGATCTCGCCTTCGGTTATCACCAACATCTTCCCACCTTCGCGGAACAACTGCTGCCCATAAAAGCCAGCGTGGTTGGGGTTGCCGATGGAGCGGAACTGTTTGTCTTTTCCTCGTACCTTCTGAGCTACGATGTCTCCATCTTTACGATACGAGGCAACCTGCAGAGGCTCACCGGATGTGGTGCAAAAATAGCCAAACTTGCGGCAGGTATCCTCTGTGATTTTACGGGAGGGGAGCGAGCGAAACTCGCCTGTGAGAAATTCTTTGTTGGTCACTTGCTTACTCTCCTTCCGTTCAATGGGTCCGTCCTGCTTGCGGGTCTTTCCACAGGAAAAGCACGTTGTGCCTCCATCCGAATATACCGCTAGGGCATCAGACGATCCGCAATCTCCACAAGCCTCATGATAAATGAAGTGTGATTCTTCATGACTTTCTGACATGCTCATTCGCCTCCGTAGCCAATTCGATTAGGGGTTCATATCCCCCCGTCGTAGCTAGAAATTCAGGGGCAGAATGAATGGTCGCGTGGGGGTACTCCCGCGCCATCATTTCCATGAGGGTCAGGAAGTTTGCCTTTGCGAGTGGATCAAGAGTGTCCGGGTGCTTGCCATCCCAACCCAAAATGCCAACGCCCACCGAGGTCTCGTCGTATTGACCAAGGTGAGCGCCTACAGTTTGGTGATCGCGTGTCTCGGTGATGCCGCTGCGGGTCACACAGTAGTGGAACCCACACTGCAGATAACCTTTACGGCGAAACCAGCGGTCCATTTCGAGGGGGTTGTTGGGGGCTAGTCGGGAGTGGATGATGATGGCATCCGTCGCTTCCCGTTCGAGGGTCCACCGCTTGAGAAAAGTTTTGCTTGGCGTATCACCGTAAATAAATCATTCCTCCAGCCACTCTCTCGGCACAGGCTCATCTTTATGATACTTGGCGTACAGAAATCCGTTCCGCTGACACCACATGGCGTAAGTAGTTTTGCTCTGTTTCGAGATGCGGGTGTTTGGGTTGTTGAATATGAATCGAATTTCAACCTCAGGGTTAGAGGCGCGAACGTGAAGGTGCTTCTGCCTGTCTACAGTCTGGAAGCGCCCCTTGGATTCCACGATAATTTGCTTGCCTGAACGGGTCGTGATGATGAAGTCAGGGGTATAGGTTCGCTCCTTGGTGGGAGGGGTGTAGCGCAGCTTGATTTCTTCGTAGGAAAACGAAACGCCCAAGGCCGTTAAGCCGAGGGCGATGTCTAGTTCCAAACCTGAGCGATACCCTTCAGCCCTGCCGCGTCTGTCTCGCGCATGCTTATAAGCTTTTTTGGGTACGGCCACGCTAGAAGTCCGTATTATCGTCGTCAGCGTCACCAGCCGTGGCTGCTTCTGGCTCATTGGTAGCGTGGTCGGCATTAAAGCCTCCAACATACCCATCATCCACAGCATCGAAGCCGCCATCAGCATCCTCAGACGGACCTACGAGGTCGATGATCTGGACGGCCACCGGCTGTAGCGAGATGCCTTTATCTACCCCAGCGGTCCACTGGTAGACCTCTGCGCCGACGATGTACTCAGTACCACCCCATACTTGCTCATTGATGACATTGTTTTGGGTGTCGTACTGTTTCGGCTTACGGTCCCAGACCTCACCTTTTTTGGTACGGACGTTTTTCACCTTACACATGAAAACGACCTGCCCAGTTCGTTCGCCTTCCGAGTCCTCCTCGAATTTCCAGAGGTTAGTTTTCGTTGGCTTTAGATCGTTGCCAGTCCACTCTTTGTAGAGTTTGGACAGCCGCTCCATGTGTGGTTTGGCGTCCTCCAGACTAAGACGAACATCAGCTTTATAAAGTCCCAGCTCTGTCGCGAATTTAAAATCGGGTTTGTTTAGAGAGGGGAAGACAGCAATGCCCCGGATGTTGAGGCGAGGTGCTTTTGCCATAATGTTAAATCCTTTGGTTAGGGTTGGCGTATTACCGGAAATAAATAAGGCGTGGTAATCACGCTAGCAGGAATGATTTAGGAAAAGAAAAACTCAGACTGCAGCGTCTCGCGGATATCCAAGTTGCCCATTGTTGGGCGGGGAGGGAAAACAACATCGGGTCCAGCAATCTCTCGCATACACAATTCGTACTCACCCAGAGGGTCGTTGTTTTCGTAAAGCCTCACGAACTCTTCGCGGATCACCGCAGAGAACTCGCGCAAGTCCCGCGTACCCACAGCGAAACTATCGTGGATCATCGAAAATTCGGGGGACTGTCCCCGTAGCAGGACTATTTTAGACCAACGACGCACGACCATACGGAGGTGTGTGCTGTCCTGTGCGTGGACCCAGTTTGGGGCGCACGAATTTCGATGTTGGCGAACATCTTCCTGATCGAGCCACTGGCGGGTGGTTAGATCAACACGTTTAGCGGCAGCTTCAGCGTTCGCCGCCTTGCGCTGGGAATAATCGTAAATCCACACAGTTGGCTTAATCGTGCTTTCCTTTGGCCGATTGGTGCGCCCGACAAAGCCATCCGCAGTTTCCCACTGCAGGGGAGAGTTGGGGTTAGCTTTAACTGCCGCACAGGATACATCCTGCAGCCACTTCATGATTTCCAAGCCCTTAACGACAACCTCAGGGATCGAGTCCCACACTAACTTGGCGACGAAGATGGTGAACCGGGAAAAGTTTTCGTGCGGTGATCCCTCGATCCTTTTGCGGTCGTAGTAGTATTCGCGAACGTACTTGCGGCAGCTATCCTCTTTGGCCGCATAGGGTACAGTCATGACCACACGCTTCAGCAGGCTGCGGTCGAACCCATACTCCAGTGCAGCACGGGCAAAATCTTGGGCCTGCTCGTAGTCAGCGTAATCCCCCAGATCACCCTTGGCGACAGCCTCCAGACGGGACTTGAATGGACCATTAGCCACAGCACCGTAGATGTCGTGCCGCTCAGGGCTGTCAGTGAGATTTACCATCTTGCCACCCACCTCATCACGGGACACCGCAGAGAGTACCTGCAGGCCGCTACAGGTGGCATCTACAGCCACAGGCATGCGGGAGACGTAACCAAAACCTTGATCGGCATACTCGGCTAGCTCAATACAGGCTGCAAGAAAGCAGGCAGGGCTATCGGCATCGGTCCACAGTAGTTGACCTTGAGGGTCACGGCCTACGGCCACCAGCTCATCGATGTTGTCTCGGGTCCACTGGATGCGGTCGTTGATGGGCAACTTATCGTGGCCCATAGCGTTAGCAGCAACGAACCTTATGCCGTCCATATCGGAATCATTCTTAATCACCTGACCCTGCGCAAATTGCAGCAAATGCTTATTCCAATCGCTACCCTGAGGGGACAGGGAGGAGGTGATTGGGTAGGCACGGCCACGGCTGTCCATGTCCCAACAAAAGTAGATACGATTTTCATCGCGGAACTTGTTGGCAACCTCTAGCAGCGTGAGTGTTTGCAGCCGGGTCGAGCGGTCAGCACGTTCCTGCTCGTTGTACTGGTACAGGACAGTTTTGCAGGCCTTCTTGTCGGCCTCCCACTCCTCAGGGGTGAAGGCTGGCTTCACGGGCGGGTCAGCGCGGACGAAGCCGGGGACCAGATCAGCCTTGCGGTCAAACAGCCACTGCATGGTGTCGAGTACCTTGGTGTTGATCTTCCACCCAGTGCGCTGCATGGCGTTAAGGGCTGCGGATACATTCTCCACGCCACGGGTGTTCTGTATTTCGATTGAGTACAGCTTGCGGGATTTCTTAACCATCGCAAAATTGCGAATATAGGTGGTGTAGTACCCGCCCATCGCAAGGTTGTCCTTGCCCCAATCCATGGGTGGCACCAGCAGGGGCATAGCCGCGAACATGTCGGCACCAATCTTCATGATGCCATCGTCAATCTGTTGCTGCAAATCGGCGTGGATCGTTACGGTTACGTGGCGTCTGTTCTTCGACTCATAAGCACCGTCGCTGATGTCGATGGAGTTGGGGGCGGCTTGGTCCAACAGGTGGATCAGGGCTACTCCTGCCGTCATTACGTTACCTGATTTTTCCCAGCCATCTGGCTCAGTCATCAAGTTACGAGTGCGAGCCTGAGCGCGAACGTCCCGCTTTAGTGCGCGGATATTATCCTGCCGCCGCTGCGCATGGTGCATCAGTTGTTTGATACCCTGCGTATCACCCGCCGCGAACTCTCGGGAGATAATCTCGGTCTTCAGGTTATCCATGATTTTACGACCGATGGTCTGCTGATCCTGTGCCTTGCCAGTCCGCGCAATCAAACCAAAAACTGTGTTGAGGGCAATGATGGCGATGTCTGAGGCGTCGAGGTGGCCCGTACCATCTAACAGGTTCTTCCATGCTGCTCGCGCACCACGTCCCTTGTATTCAAGGTTTTCCCTGATCAAGTCACGATAGGGTTCGAAGAGGGCGTTAACTACAGCCACCCCGGCGCGGTTCTCGTGGAAGTGTCCGTCCGCTTGCATTCTTTCAGCGTTGCGAGTGAACTTATCTTCTCCAACCTCACCGCTCCAGCGCTCCAGCGCCACCTGTCGGTCCATGAGTTCCTGACCGTAGGTCTCAACGGCTTTAGTATAGGCGTAGTGATCTTTAATCTTTGCGATATCTAGCTGGGTCATGGGTAGGCTCCAATAGGTAACTGAAAACGAAACTCGGCGTATCACCGGAAATTAATAGAACCAGCTTGGTGGGACGCGCTTGGTCCACTTGCAGAAGTGGCCTTTGACGTTGCGGATGTAGCGCTGGTAGGCGACCTCAGTGGCCTGCGTCTTGTATTCATCCGGCATACACTGAGGGGGTGGGGTCCAGCCGCCATCCATGGGCATCCCTTTGGGCGGCAGGATCAGCGCCGGGAGGACTTCGCGGATGGTCTTATGGTTCTTACCGTAGCGGTGCGTATATTCCTCACCCAGAGCCTGAAGCAGGTCTCTGGTCCAGCCGTAGTGTTCCATCGACTGGCGCACCCAGACAGCGCTGGGGTGGTTGGTGTGCGTCTTGGCGTAGATGTTTGGGCGAGCATCAACCCCGTCGATAACGTGGTGTGCCGTACTGAGGAGTTGCGCTGTCTCCAGCACCATTTTTACCAAGTGCTTGTCGCAGTGGTCGCGTGCGCACTCAGAGGGGAGGTGATGGGTATAAAAGATGTTCATGCCGTTGGTCCTTTTAGCGGGATGATCACGGAACAAGTACTGCACCGAATGCAATCATCGCGTTGAAACTAAAAGAAACTTTGCGGTCGTTACCGGGGTTTACCTGCTAGCAGGACAGTTTTGGTAACTAGTCAAGCTTATTTTTCATCGCCTGACTAACGCAAAAGTTTCTATTTATCAGTAGGTTACAGCGACCCACCAATCGAGTCGCTACGAATATTCGTCATTTCACGAATGGAGAACATCAGTCCAACATGTTGTGAACACCCTTCATCCAGTCTGGAGCGAGGTGCATATATCGACGGGTCTGCGTGATGTCTGCGTGGCCCATCAGCTCTTGTATCTTGACGATATCCAAGCCCTTCTGGGCGAGGCGTGACGCAAAGGAGTGGCGCAGGGTGTGAGGCACCACCTTTTTACCGATGCGTACACCAGCAACTTGCAGGGCGTAACACAGTGAATTGTAAGGTAGGCGGAAGATCGGCTGGCCGGGTATGCGCACGTTTACCATCTCTTGGTCGTGCAGGGCGTCTATGGCGGTGGATGAGAGCGGGACGTAGCGTAGCTTCATTCCCTTGCCCAACACCCGCACACGGCCATCCTGAATATCCTCAGGTGTGATCGACATGGCTTCGCCCCGGCGTAGCCCCGTGGAGTTGATGAAGCGAACCGTGGGGTGGTATCGCTTTGGCATATGCTGCAGCAACTGCTCGATTTCATCCATCGTACACCATTCGAAACGTGTGCGCTCACGCTTGAACGATGGCGGCACCTCTACCTCTTTACTGATGTAGCCCCAGCGCAGACACGATGCGCTCATCCGGCGGAAATACTGGAGAAAATGATTCATGTACGAAACCGATTGGCCGCGCTCGTTGACCCCCTCGATCAAT